CCGATGAGCTGCGCCGCCGCGCCGGGGCGGTTGGCGAGAATATAGGAGGCGAAGGCGGTATAGTCGCCGGAGGTCACCATGCTCCGGTAGGTGTTCATATCTATGACGATGCCGGTTATGCGGTTGTTCAGCCATGCGAGAACATAGATAATAACGACATAGACCAGCGCTGTGAGATAAGGGCTTTTGGCGCTGTCGCGTATGGCCTGCTTTGCATCCTGCTTGAGCGCTACTCTGTCGACAGACATTCATATTCCTCCCACGAATTGATGCAAGCATTATATCAGACTGCCCGGCTCTTTTCCACCCCTTTCGCCGTAAAAAGACAGGGGAGCGCAGCGGGATTTTAATATTGACAACGTCGCGGCGGGATGCTATTATACTAAGGCGTCATGCGCGAGTGGTGGAATTGGCAGACTCGCTAGATTCAGGTTCTAGTGTGCAATACGCACGTGCGGGTTCAAGTCCCGCCTCGCGCACCAACTATATCGCAGAGAATTGATACAATGATTGTATTCGTTCTCTGCGATATTTTTATGCCCAGAAATGCCGTATTTACAAGCTTTTCGGGCTATTTTTGTTTCACAGCGCATTCTCCAATGACCGCCCAATGCCACGATTTTCGCCTTTGAAACACCTATTTTGTCTCCGCCAACCACTCCTCCCCGTACAAATCGTTAACGAGCAGTATTTTGGTGCAAATCTCAAAGCTTTGGTGCATTTTGGTGCAAATCTGCGGTTTTGGTGCAAATGAGATAGTCCGCGACACAAAAAAGCTCCCCACACCATTTGCTGGTGTGGGGAGTCAGTGCTTGTGCTTAATCAATTTCGATGCCGTTCATCAGTGTGAAGGTAATCCGCCCGTCAGCGTAGACCGTGGCTTTCTCAACGACCGCCGACCACAGGCTCTCGCTAAATTCCGTCAGCGACCCACGCTGCTGTGCCATTGTGTCCACAAAGGCTGTGAGCACCGTGCGCTGGTGTTTTCGAGTGTCCTTCTCAGTCTTGAGCTCGTCTATCCGTTTTGCCACAGCGTTGTACTTTGCCACCAGCTCGTCCTGTCGTTTTTTGTATGCCTTCTGATTTTGCGCTGCCGATGCGTTTTCCGCTATGTGTTTGCGGTTCATTTCGATGAGTACCTCGGCTTCCGCATTCTTCGCTGCGATTTCCTCGTCGATGGCGTCGCTGTCGAATAGCCCCTCAATCACAGACCGGCATTCGGCAATCACCTCATCGCTCATGTCCTGCATCCCGTTCCACGCGGCTACAAACCGTTCTTTTATTTCATCCTCAGTCAAATGCGGTGTACTGCATTTCTCGCCGGTTTTGAACTTGTGATTGCATTGCCATATAACACGGCGATACTTGTCCGTGGAGTGCCAGACTTTTGAGCCGAAGAAGCTGCCGCAATCGCCACAGACCAGCTTTGCCGAAAAGCAGCTCTTACAGTTATAACTCCGTCCCAGCATCCTGCGCCGTGCGAACTCCGCCTGTACTATATCGAACATTTCTGCGTCGATGATACCGTCGTGGCTATCCGTGACATAAAACTGTGGAACCTCGCCTTCGTTGGGCTTCATCTTTTTTGTCAGGAAATCCGTTGTGAATGTCTTTTGAAGGAGCGCGTCGCCCTTGTATTTCTCATTCGTGAGAATGCTCTCGACCACATTGCATTGCCAATTTTCCTTGCCTCCGGGCGTCGGAATGCCCTGCGCCGTGAGGTGCTTGGCAATCGCAGTGGGTGTTTTGCCCTGCAAGAACATCGTGTAAATGAGGCGCACGTTTTCTGCTTCCTCCGGCACAACCTGCGGCGTACCGTCCGCGCCTTTCTCGTAACCGAGAAACTGCCCATATGACATGGACACCTTGCCGTCGGCGATGCGCTTGCGCCAGCCCCATGTGACATTCTCTGAAATGGAGCGGCTTTCTTCCTGTGCCAGTGAGGACATTATCGTGATGAGCAGCTCGCCTTTTGCGTCAAATGTCCAGATGTTTTCCTTTTCAAAATAGATTTCAATGTTGGCAGCCTTGAGCTTTCGCACCGCAGTAAGGCTGTCGACCGTATTTCGGGCAAACCTGCTGACCGACTTTGTGATAATGAGGTCGATTTTCCCGTCCAGCGCATCCTTTATCATCTGATTGAAGCCATCGCGCTTTTTCGTGTTAGTTGCTGAGATGCCCTCGTCCGTATACACAGCGACAAAGCTCCAATCCGGGCGTTCCTTGATGTACTTCGTGTAGTAATCGACCTGCGCCTCGTAGCTGGATTGCTGCTCTTCCTTTTCTGTCGAGACGCGGGCATATCCGGCGACCCTGCGTAGCTTCGGTACAGACACGGCAAGATTGGAAAAGCGTGATGTGACCGTAGCTGGTATCATTGTGATTGTTCTTGCCATCAGCCGTTCCTCCTTGTCGCTTGTTCTCGTGCCTTTTGTCGCTTATCGTCCGTCCAGCTTTCCCGCCGTGAGCGGTCTTTCCATTGTGTCGTTGCAGTTTGCCCATCGGTGAAATGAAATGTCAGCTTGTTCTCCGGCTGTGCGGTTATAAAAGCCACACGCTCTGCAAAGATAGCGTCATCAAAACCTTCCGTGCCAAGAACATCGGCACACGCGGATTTTAAGGTTTCTTCGGGTATCTGTTTTGAAGCGCAGTGCTTTTTGCCCTTGGTGTTGAATGTGGCGCATATCCATACAAAACCGGTCGGTGTCGTCTTTCGGCGATAATTTTTACCGCAAATACTGCACCGCACCTTACCCGTGAACACTGTTTCTGCGCCGCGCTTTATCTTTACGGCGGCGGCTCTGCGTTCAAGCTCCGATTGCACCGACGCAAAGGTGGCTCGGTCGATAATCGGCTCGTGCGCCTCCTGTACGAAAAACTGCGGAAGCTCACCATTATTGACGACTGTCTGCTTTGACAGGTGGTCAGTTCGGAAAGTTTTCTGCAGGAGCAAATCCCCGACATATTTCTCGTTACAAAGCATTTTGCTGATGGTGGATTGACACCATGTTTTTTTCATTCGTGTTGCTATGCCCATTTCATTGAGTCTGTTTGCGATGGCTTGTTTACCAAGCCCGTCGAGATACATTTTGAAAATGAGCCGCACTATTTCGGCTTCATCCGGCACGATTTCCAGAACACCGTTGTTCGCCCGATAGCCGATCATTGTGCAATCCCACGGCTTTCCTTCTTCAAAATTCTTTCGCACACGCCACTTCTGATTCTCGGAGACCGAAAGGCTCTCCTCCTGTGCGTAGGACGCAAGAATCGTCAACATCAGTTCACCATCCGCACTCAAGCTGTGGATGCCCTGTTCCTCAAAGAAAACATCGATGCCGAGGCTTTTTAATTCCCGCACCGTTTCCAACAGTGTGACCGTATTCCGGGCAAAGCGTGATATTGATTTTGTAATAACCATGTCGATTTTCCCGGCACGGCAATCGGTTAGCAATGCTTGAAAGTTATCTCGGCTGTCCTTCGTGCCGGTTTTCGCCTCGTCAGCATATACGCCGATGTATTCCCATCCGCGCTGCTTTTGAATCAGGTCGCTGTAATAGCTGACCTGTGCTGCCAGCGACTGTAGCATGGCATCTTTGCCTGATGAAACACGGGCGTAAGCTGCAACACGCTTTGTGCCGAAGTTGACTCGCGGCATAAACTCAATCCTTGTAATTTGGCTGCTTGCCATAGGTACTCCACCTCCTTTCAGGGGCTATATATTCGCTCAGAAAGCCTGTATAGTCAAGGCAATTCGCGCCATATACTGCACAAGGATACGTTGTATTTATCCGCGATTTTTTCTTCTATTTTGGCGTAATCAGCCGTAGTAATATACCCGTTATTCAGCCATTGTTGTAGCACGGAGATGACAGCTTTGTATTTCATAAGTTCCGTTTTCCGCTCCTGTGTCATACGCCCACCTCCGACTTGCGGCGATGCTGCGCTGAACAGGTATGACAGCAGAATTTGCTGTTAGGTCTACCGTAAACCGTGTATGCCTTACCGCAGTGAACACAGGTCTTTGAATAGAACGCTTTTTTATTTACATCGCATGGATGGGCTTTCCACCATTCATTACGGCAACGGTCGGAGCAAAACTTCTTCGGCTTGCTGCCGGAGTATTCGAGCGGTTTTCCGCATTGCTTACAGCGCAGCGCGTCATCCGATATAGTCTCCGTAGTCGTCGCCAAGCTTTGTCTGCGACAGTAGCTTTTCACAGTATTGATGGAAAGCGCGACCGATTCGGCGATAGTGGCATACTTGCAGCCCTCTGAACGAAGGCGTAATATAGTCGATTTCTGTTCGTTGGTCATGGATAACCACCTCCTCGCCATACGGAGATTTGGAGGCAGTTTTATACACCCATACATAGAAAAAAGCCCCGTGGAAATGAAAAAATCATCTCCACGGGGCAAAACTATGACTGTAGGTCAATAACTTGACCGCTGGTTTATGGACTTCCGCACTGAAGCGGTGTATCCTTTATTCGCTGTATTTGACAAACGCATCGGTGAAGCCAGCCGCCTTAATCTTGGCAAGCATGGCATCGGCATTCGCTTTGACAGAATACGCGCCGACCTGAACGCGGTAGTATTTCTTCGGCGTAGTTGGAGTAACCGGCGCGGGCGTTTCTGCCGTTGCCAGCCCAGCCTTTACATCAGCACGAAAGGTATCCATGTTCTTTCCGTGCTTCGGAAACCAGTGCATCACGTCGCCGTGATTGCTGGCGATGCCCAGCTTATATCCCTCCGAGTGGCATATGATATCCTTATCCGTCAGTCCGTACTGTTTGCAGAGATAGACGCAAAGCTCCACGGCCTCCTTATAAACAGCAGAAAAATACGAGGCATCGGTCAGACCGTCCTCGCAGATTTCAAAGCCGATATGTGTATCGTTCGC